AGTAACGCATTACAAGTTGCTAAAAATTTTGAAAAACAAGTTGCACAACAACCAAATGTAGTTAAGACTGCATTAGGAAGAACTGCTGAATTTTTAATGTTTTTAATTAAAAAAAGAACATCAGAAGGAAAAGATTATCAAGGAAATAACTTTACTAAATATACATCAGAATATGCAAATTTAAGAAAATCAAAAGGCAGACAAGTTGCTTATCCTGATCTTAACTTTACTGGTCAAATGCTTTCAAACATTACTCAAAGATCAACACCAAGTTATGCAATCATTTACTTTGCAAACAAATTTCAAAATGTTAAAGCTTTAGGAAATCAAACAAAACGTAAATTCTTTGCTATTGGAGATAAAGAAATTCAACCAATAATGAATGTATTTATGAAAGAGTATAACAAATTAACTAATCAATGAGCAAACGAGAAGATATAGCAAGTAATATTATTAGTGTTTTAACAGCAGTAACATCTCCTATAACATTAAAGAAAGTTACTAGAGAACCATTTAATGTTGATGAGTTATCAGAACAACAATATCCAGCTATATTTATTCAATCAGGAAACGAAATAAGAAATGATATTACTATGCTTTCATCTAGTATTACTAGACAAGCAACAGCAGATTTCATTATTGTCGGTTTTGTTAAAGGAACTACTAGCAATATTGACACTAAAAGAAACGAACTCATAACCACTATTGAAACTACATTAAATAATGATAGAACAAGAAATGGATATGCGAAAAATACTCAAGTCGTAGAAGTATCTACAGATGAGGGTGTTTTATTTCCAATAGGTGGAATTAGAATGGTGATACGAGTTATGTATCAATTCACTTCTGGTACACCTTAATACTAACAATACAAGGAGAACACAATGGCAGGAAACGTACACACTGGTTCAGAAGGAACAATTAAAATTGGTTCTGATACAGTAGGAGAACTTAGATCATACAGTTTAGAAACAACTGCTGATACTATTGAATCTACAAATATGGGAACAACTGCAAGAACTTACAAAGCTGGATTAACAGCTTGGTCAGGTACTGCATCATTATTTTGGGACGAATTAGATGCTGGTCAAACAGCTTTAGTAATCGGAACTCAAATAACAATTAATGTTTACCCAGAAGGTGCTTCAACTGGTGATAAATATTTTTCTGGTGCAGCTATCGTAACAGCTAAATCAGTAAGTGCATCTTTTGATGGCTTAGTTGAATCATCAATTTCTTTTCAAGGAACTGGTGCTTTAACATTATCAACAGCAAGTTAATTAATTAATTAGAAAAGGAAGATATATGGCAGTAATAGATAGAGTGAAGGCACATTTTGAACAACAAGGTGTTAAAAAAATAGAGGTAGCCGAATGGGGTGAGGAAGGCAAACCTTTAATAATATATTGTTCACCATTTACATTAGGTGAAAAAAGAAACCTATTCAAAGGTGCTAAGAATGATGATCTAGGAGTATTAGTAGATGCAATCGTTTTAAAAGCAAAAGACGGAGAAGGAAATAAAATATTTAAGCTAGATGACAAGCTAACATTATTGAATAATGCTGACGCAAATGTTATAGCTAGAGTATCAACAGAAATGTTGAATGGTGTTTCTTACGAGGACGCAGAAAAAAAGTAAGATTTGACCCTGAGTTATATACTATACTTGCTCTAGGTCATGAATTAAAAAAAAGTATGGAAGAAGTTCTTTCCTTAACTGAGGAAGAATTTTTTTATTGGATAGGATATTTTAAAGTGAAGGCAGATAAAGAGAAATTAAATTATGGCACAAGATCAGCAAGTAAATATAACACTAAACGCAATAGATAATACTAAAAAAGCACTTACTGATTTACAAAATAATTTAAAAGGCATAGATAAAGAAACACAAAGTACTACATCAAGTTTTTTTACATTTAAAAATGCTCTTATAGCAACTGCTGGATTTGCATTAGTTGAACTATCAAAAAAAATAATTGATGCAACAAGTAAATTTGAAGATTTACGATCTAATTTAATTAGTGCAACTGGTTCAATACAAGATGGTGCAAATTCATTTAATTACTTAAAAAAATATGCCAAAGAATCTCAATTTAGTGTTGAAGAATTAACTGGTGCATATTTAACTCTTTATCAAAATGGAGTTACTCCTACAGAAAAAACTTTAAAAACTTTAGCAAGTGTTGCTGGAGAATCAACAAATAAAATTGAAACATTAACGCAATTAGTAAATCTTTTTTCTAAAGGTTCACAAGACGCAAATATAGGTGTTCAAGCACTAGGAGTATTATTAAAAAATAACGTACCAGTATATGACATATTAAGAACAAAAGTAGGTGGAACAACTGATAGTATAAATAGTTTATTTGGAAGCACAACTACTGCTAAAATTGCTTTAGATGCTTTATTAAAAGGACTAGAAGAACGTGCTGGTAAATCAGCAGATAGAACAGATAATCTTTCAACAAGAATGAAGTTATTTGGAAAAACTATTGAAGATACACTAGCAAGTTTTGGCGAAACAAAATCATTTAATTATTTCTTTGATACACTATCACAAGGATTTGAAAAAAATAAACCATTCTTAGAGTTTTTAGGTGGTATTTTAATAGCAATACTTAATTTAAGTTCATTTATTCTTAATGTAGCAATTTCAGCTTTAAGTGAATTTTTTAATCTTTTTTTATTTTATATTAAACCATTAAGAGATATGGCTTCAGCAGTTTATGAACAATTAGCACCAGCTTTTAAATGGCTTGGAACGCAAATAGATGCAGCAAGTAAGGCATGGCAAAAACTAAAAGAAGTAATGGGTGTTAGTAGTGGAGTTGGTAAAAATGCAACTGTTACAAATACACCAATGGAAATGTTAGCTGGTGGAAAACTAGAAGAAGCTAAAAAACAAATAGATATGTCATCAACATTAGAAAAATCAGTAAAAGCATCTCAAATAGAACTATTAAAAGTTTTAGATACATTTGACAAAGTTGGACAAATAATAGCAACTGGTTTAGCTGGTGGAATTAAAGACTTTTCAAAAGCAATTGCAGAATCAATAGTTCTTGGAAAAAAATTACAAACATCATTTGCTGACATAGCTAGAAATTTACTTGTTAAGATTATTGCAGGATTAATTGAAGAACAATTAGTTAAATTAGCTTTAATAGCTTTAGATGAAATAGCAGCATTATTAGGACTTCAAAAACTATACACTGAAAGATTAACTACTAAAGAGTTAGAAAAACAAGAAAGAATTAAAGCAAGAATGGAAGGTGGAGTTTCCACTCCTGAAGAAATAGCTAAAAAACAATTAGGAAATATATTTGATACAATGTGGGAAAAACTTAAATCTACATTTGGAGAGATCTACGATTCAATAACAACTATATTTGATTCAATGGGTCAGTACGCAACTCAAATATTTAGTGATATTAGTGGAAACATTGGAAGCATATTTGAAACTTTAAGTGGAAGTGTAGGAGATATATTTAATAACATTGGTGGTTCATTAGGAGACATATTAGGAAACATTGGTAACTTTTTTGGCAATTCAGGTGGTGGTGGTGGATTTGATTTTGGTTCAATACTAGCTGACATTGGTAGTTTTTTCTTAGCAGAAGGTGGGGCTGTAAGTGCTGGACAACCTTATATAGTAGGAGAACGTGGTAGAGAATTATTTATACCAAATCAAAGTGGTACAATGATACCTAATCAAGATTTAGGAACTACTGGTGGAACAAGTATTAATTTTACAATAAATGCTACAGATGTTAGAGGAGTACAAGAATTATTAATTAACAATAGAGCAACGATTACAAATTTAGTTAATCAAGCATTAAATCAAAGAGGTAAATCTAATTTAGTATGAGTGGAACATTTCCAAGCAGTCCAAAAGCAAGTTCAGTATCTATAAATTCTCAACAGAATACTATTATTTCAACAACAACTTCTGGCAGACGACAAGCAAGACAAATAGATGGTCAAAGATTTGGAATAAGAGTTTCTTTTCCAACAATGTCTAGATCAGAATTTGCACCGATTATTGCTTTCATAATGAAACAAAGATCACAATTAGAATCATTTAATTATGTAATCCCAACAGTATCTTCATTGCAAGGTTCAGCATCAACAGTAATTACAACTACTGGAAGTCATGCTGCTGGTGTAACTTCTATTAATTTAACTGGAATGACTGCATCACAATCAGCAATATTTAAAGCTGGAGACTTCATAAGATTTACTGGTCAAAATAAAGTTTATATGGTTATTTCAGATGTATCATCAAATGGTTCTGGTAATGGAACAATGACTATTGAACCACCATTAAGATCAACAGTAACTACTGGAACAGTTTTAATTTATTCTAATGTTGATTTTACAGTTGGACTTATATCTGATGTGCAAGAATTTAATGTAGGAACAGAAAATCTATTTAATTATCAAGTTGATCTTATTGAGGTTCTGTAATGACAAGATCATTAAGTGGAAGTCTCACAACAGAATTAGCAACTAACAAACTTAATCCAGTTGAACTAATCTATATCGGAGTAAGTTCAGGATATTATTATACAGATCATTACAAAGACATTACATTTAATGGTAATACTTATTTAGCTTCATCTTTAGTTCTTGGAGTATCAGATGCTAGTGAAAGTTCAGAAGTATCAGTTACAGATTTAGTAGTTAAATTTTCAGGTGCAGATCAAACAATCATTTCGTTATTTCTTAATAATGATTACATGAATAAACGTGCTTATGTTTACAGAGGATTCTTAGATGATAGCCAAGCATTAATATCTGACCCATTTCTTTTATTTGATGGAAGAATAGATAACTTTAATATTAACGAAACAGATACTGTATCTGATGTAACTGTTTCAATTGCTTCTCATTGGTCTGACTTTGATAAGATTGCTGGAAGAAAAACAAATACTAATTCACAAAAATTATACTTCTCTGCTGATAAAGGTTTTGATTACGCATCTCAATCTGTTAGAGAAATTAAATGGGGTAGAGCATGAATGATTTCTACCGAATTGTTTCGGTATATAGACATTTTGAAAAATATAACAAATATACTTATGCACAAATCGCTAATCACATACTTCCATCATTTAATCTTGGACAATACCAACTGCATAGAGACAAGAATGAAATCATTGGATATACAAATTGGGCATTACTTAACGACATAGTAGAACACAGATTTATGAAAACTGGACAATTAAAAGCTAATGAATGGAATTGTGGAACTAATCTTTGGCATATTGAAACATTAGCTAAAAGAAATCTAAAAGAAATTATGGCTTGGACTAAAGATCATTTCACAAACTTATATGGAGTAGATAAGCCAATTAAATGGATAAGAGTTAAAGAAGATAAGATTGTTAAGCATCAAGTAAGATATACTAAACCAAGCTGGAATTTAGGTGGTAGATTAAATGGGTAGTATTTTTAAATCAGTATCAAAAATATTTTCAACTGTTACTTCAATAGTTCAATCTGCTATTTCTTGGTTGCAACCAACTAAGCCAAAACCTACTAACAATTCATCTAATTATGAATCTGCTCAAGGAGTTCTAGTTAATAAAGATTCTAATGATGCACAAATACCAGTTATATATGGAAGAAGGCAAGTTGGTATATCAAGAGTATTTGTTGAAAGTTCAGGAACTAATAATACCTACCTTTATGTTGCTGGAGTTCTTTGTGAAGGTGGAGATGGTGGAATACAATCTATTGATGAAATTTTAATTGATGACAAATTAGTAACTTGGTCTGGTTCATTAACAGATGGAACTGTAAGAACAGTATCAAGTTCAGATACTAACTTTTATAAAGATGGAAGTTTAATATCAGCACAATGTTTCTTTGGTAAAGACGATCAAGTGGTTTCATCATTATTAGATGAAAGTACAAATTGGGATCCTAATTATAAACTATCTGGTGTTGCTTATATTGCTTTTAAATTTACTTGGAATCAAGATGCTTTTAACGGAATACCTGATGTTAAAGTTACTTTAAAAGGCAAAAAGATTTATGACCCAAGATTAGATTCAACTAAAGGTGGTTCTGGTTCACAAAGAGAATCTACATCTTCTACTTGGACTTATTCTGCAAATTCATCATTAGTTCTTTTAGATTATTTAAGAAATTCAAGATATGGAAAAGGATTACCAACTTCTGCATTTGAAACTAATTACGATTCTTTTAAAAGTTCTGCAACAACTTGCGATACACAAGTCGTTCCTTATACAAGTGGTTCAACAATTAATCTATTTGAAACTCATGCAGTATTAGATTCATCACAAAAAGTTATAGATAATGTAAGAGAATTATTAACTCCTATGAGAGCAATATTTACTTACACTCAAGGAACATATAAACTTATAATAGAAGATTCTGGTTCTTCTGCGTTAACATTAACTTCTGATAATATAATTGGTGGTATTAAAATTCTTGGAGAAAAGAAAAACTCTAAATACAATAGAGTTATAGGAACATTTACTAATCCAAATAAAGATTGGCAAAATGATACAGTATCTTTTCCACCATTTGATGATTCTGGTTTACCTAGTGGAGATCAATTTGCAACAATGTTAGCAGCAGATAATTCAATTCTATTAGAAGGTAGATTTGATTTCAAACATATTACAAATCCATATCAAGCTGAAGAACTTTGTGAAATCATATTAAGAAGATCAAGAGATGCTTTAGGAGTTGAAGTTAAATGTACTTCTGAAGCAATTAATTTAACGATTGGAGATATTGTTAATCTTACTTATTCTACTGGTGGCTTTAGTGCAAAACCATTTAGAGTTATGGGTATGGCAATTAATTCAGATAGTACAGTTGGATTACAATTAGTTGAGCATCAAGATAACTTCTATACTTGGAGTTCAAAAGCACAAGCACCAACAATCGCTGATACAACATTACCAAATCCAAATAATGTATCTGCACCAGCTTCATTAACTTTATCAGATCAACTTATTCAATATAATGATGGAACAGTTATTGTATGTATGGATATTACTATTGGTGCATCTCCTGATAGCTTTGTTGATTATTACCAAGTTGAATATAAATTAAGCACAGATACTGACTATATAATATTTGGACAAGGAAAAGGATTAATTCACAGAATATTAAATGTAATAGACGGATTAACTTATAATGTTAGAGTTAAAGCATTTAATACATTAGGTGCTTCATCAACATATACTTCTGGAACTAGAGTTATTATTGGTGGACTAGCACCACCAGCAGATGTTACAAATTTTGCTTGTAATATAATTGGTGGAGACGCACATTTATCTTGGTCTCCAATTACTGATTTAGATTTAGCTTATTATACAATTCGTTATTCAACATTAACAACTGGTGCTGAATGGCAAAACTCAGTTTCATTAATTGAAAAGGTTTCTAGACCAGCTACTTCTTGCACAGTTCCTGCAAGAGTAGGAAGCTATCTAATAAAAGCAGTAGATAAATCAGGAAACTATTCTTCATTAGAATCAGTTATAAGCACAAATGTAACTGCAATAGGAAGTTATAATGCTATTGCAACACAAACAGAATCTCCTACATTTTCAGGAACTAAAACAAATGTAATGGTATTAGATAATGCTTTAAGATTAGATTCATCAGAATTATTTGATAGTGCAATAGGATTATTTGATTCTGCATCTACGACATTATTTGATGCTGGTGTTACTAAATACGACTTATACTCAACTGGTAATTACTTATTTTCTACTCCAGTAGATTTGGGTGCAACTTACACATCAAGAGTAACTGCAAATATTACACAAGGTTCAGATAATATTGATAATTTATTTGATGATGCAACTGGATTATTTGATGATGGTGCTTCTAACTTTGATGGAGACACTCCTGCTAACTGTTCTGCATTTTTACAAATAGCAACATCAACCGATAACATAACTTATACTGCATTTAGAAACTTTGTTATTGGTGATTACACAGCAAGATATTTAAAATTTAAACTTATTTTAAACTCAACAGACTTAGCTTCTACTCCATTAATTACAGCTTTATCTGTTAATGTTGATATGCCAGACAGAATATTTAGTGGTAATACATTAGTAAGTGGAACTGGTACATACACAGTAACCTTTACACAACCATTCTATTCTGCTAATTATGCTGTTGGAATTACTGCACAAAATTTATCTACTGGAGATTATTATTCAGTAGCTAATAAAACTATAGCAGGTTTTGATATAGCTTTTAAAAATAGTGCTGGTTCAGGTATTAGCAAAACCTTTGACTATATGGCAAAAGGATATTAGATAGAATAAAAGGAAATTAAATAATTATGTCTCAAGGCAGTTTAACAATAGCAAATCAATCATTCCCAGCTTTTAGAACAGCATTAAATTCTGCATTTCAAGCAGTCAATACAACTCAATCAGGAACATCAAGACCAAGTGGTGCTGTTGCTGGTACAATGTGGTTAGATACTACTAGTGCAACTACTCCTACTTTAAAATTCTATGATGGAACTTCTGATATATCTTTTGCAACTTTAAACTATACAGCACATACAGTTGATTGGTTAGATTCTTCAATTACAATTACTGGACTTTCAACTACTGCAACTGGAACTGTTTTAACTTTAACTGATACATATTTAAACTCTACACAATCAATTAGAATACCTACTGCTAAATCAATAGCTGATGATTCTGGTAATGCTTATTTAACATTTACTAAAACTGCTTCAGCAGTAAATCAATTAACAATTACAAATTCTGCAACTGGAACATCTCCTGATATTTCTGCAACTGGAACAGATTCAAATATTGGTATTAGTTTAACTGCAAAAGGAACTGGTGTAATCAAATTTAATAATGCTGGATATTTTCCAGAAG